TGCCCATGTAGCGTAGTGGATCTGCAAGCATTGCATACGATTTACCACCACCTGCACTGCCACCATATAGTACTTCACGTTCACTTGCGGCAAGAAAGTCTGTCTGTGGCCCATCATTAGGTTTAAAGATTACATTGTATTCTTCTTCAATCTTGTCAGTAAACTTTTCTAGTATTACTGCAGGGCTAGGCTGCTCTTTCTTCTGTCGTGTTGTCTTGGATTTCTTTCGCACCGACTCTTTTAACTTCGATTTCTTCCGCTTTGGCGATTGCCTTTTTTGCATAGTCTGCCCATCTGCGTAGGCTTCCAGCTTTGTTTTTTCTTTGTCGCTCATTGTCCAACCGTTTCTTTAATCCTACGTGTGAGATTGACCTACCTGTATTTCTGGTAAGCCAGTTTGCTACTTCTCGATACGAATACTGCTTTATGTATTTCTTTGCTTGCTCAAGCATATCAAGTTCGTAGTCAATTGGCAAGAGTATTCTGCTATCTTCTGGATCTATTTCGTATCCAAATGGAATTGTTCTTGCTACACGTGGGATTGAGACCCATACATTGTCTTCTTTTAGGTCTGTCGGTTGAGGTAGTTTCCACTTACCTACTGGTTTAGTCATTACACATACATTCACTTATACCATTTCCACATACACACATTTCTTCTTCTACTGCTTTAGCTGGCATTAACATAACACCACCCTTTGCTTCTACTTGCATCTTCTCTGTCTTAACAAGACCAGTACGATCTAGTAGTTCTTTTGCGGCAGCCATCTTATCACGTATACCTAACTCTGTAGGATCGTATAATGCACCTACCATAGCCATTGCAGCTTTAGGTACGTTACGTGCAAGATAGCTGTGAGTTACGTCCAGTATCTCTTCTTTAAGGCTATTAGTAATCTCTGTGTTTGTAGTATTAGGTGAGTATCCAGCCATGTTCTTAGCGGTAGTAATGTCACCACCTGCTTCGTCCATAAGAACCGCTAAAAACTTTTGCTGTCTTTCAGTTAACTCACGTGCCATATTACTTCCTTTTACATTAACTCAAAATGTGGACCGTCAATAAATGGTCTACGTCCCTGACTACGGCGAAGATCAATGTACTTCATCATTGCCTCTTCTGCAGTGCCGGGATATGTACGTATGTCTCCTTCAGACCAAGCTGCTCCCCACTTAACTGGTGTGCCTAGTTCTTCCGCTGCTTCTTTCATTGCGTCACATAAATCATCATACACGTTTAGTTCCCACACGCCCTTACCGTCTACGTATGCCATAAGGTCTACTGCCCTACCTACTAGGTGATTAGATTTCATAGTCTGTGATTTACCTGCAGCTACAAGTTTTTCTTGCTCCTCTAAGGTACGCATACCATAGATTACACCAAAGTCTACTTTAGTTAATTCTATTGCACGTTCTACAACGTCAATTAAACGACTGTCTACACCTTCTAGTTTGCCAAGGCTACGTGTACTTAATTTAAAACTCATTGTTACTAACCTTTTCTATTCCTATACATTGTACAGATATACCGTTATGTACAATCATAACTTCTGCTTTTTTTCTTTGTTGCTCACATATATTTTTATTATTGTATGTGCCTAGTTGAAAATAATCAAGCGGCATGCCTGAAGTAAGTTGTAGCCATATTAATACCCACATTACTTTTTACCAAAGAACTTAGATACTGACCTTATTCCTATGCTTGCGCTTACGATACCGCCTAATGAGTACTGATACCATGCTGGCATAACCTCTAGTGCTAAGAACCCACGCTGTACAATCTCATTTCCCCAATCACCACAAAAGGCTAAAATTAATGGGATACTAAAAAGCAGAGTTATCCACTCATCTTTCCAACTATTCTGTGTAGCTTTGATTGCTTCAATGTCCCAATCAATCTCACCAGTAGCTTGTTTAACTTTTATCTCTGCGTTAGCTTTCTGTACAGCTACCTTACCATCAAGGTATGTACTGGCAAGATTACCTACTGCACCAAAGAGTTGTCCTAGTATCATTTAATTGGACCCTTCTTTACTAGTGTACCTACACCCATAAAGACAGAAACCACGCCAGCAACAGAAACAAAATAGATGGAAGCCATGCTGCCAATAATTGACGATGCGTTGTCCAAGCCAAGCGCACCTGTGCCAATGACACCAAAAGGATAAAGTAACATTCCCCATAAAGCGAACCAAGCCATCTTTCTAGTTTGATCCCTATGTGCGTCCTCATCTTCTATTCTCCTACGCTTGTCTTCTAGTAACAGTAAGTCCCATTCATGCTTCTCAATAGAACCTGTGTTATTTTTGTCTGCCTCTTCAAAGGATGTCATCAGACCCTCCGAAAACGTTTGGCAGTTTCAGCCGCCTTTTTAGGTTGCTTAGAAAATTGCTTACCGGCCTTTGTATCTTTTCTTTTCTTTGCGCTACTGGACGAATAAGTATTAGCATCCATAGCTTTAATAGCGCCAGCAGGTAAATACCTTTCCCCTGTAGCTTTAGAACCTTGAGTCGAAGGTTTACCACTTTTAGTTCTCCAATCTTGTTTAGTCCATTTACTTAGACTTTGTTGACTTTTACTTTTTGTCATTGTGTTTCTTTTGTACGGCAAAGTTAGCAGTAAGGCTTGCCCCTTTGTGAGGGACAAACTTACCTGCATGTTTCATTAACTTCATTTTACCATCAGTCTGTTTCATCCAATGATAACCTTTAGGTGCCTCTACCTTCACGACTTATACCCTCCACCTTTAGCTTTGTATTGCTTTGCAACCATTTGAGCTTTACGTGCGCTCCACTGTCCGGGGCGTCCACCTTTGCCGCCAGCCTTAACGGATGCCACAAGAGACTTACGCATACTAGGCTTAGTATAGTTACCCGCCGCATTAACGGTAGATTTTGCTTTTGATTTCGCCACGTGTAATTCCTATATCTAATAAGTACTTATCTGACATATTATGCAGAAGCCAGTAATCGGCACGGCGTTGTTGGTTCTTCTGTAGTCTTTTAATAAATCTTTTAAACATGGTATATCTCCTTTTTGTATTACCAAGGATAGTTATACCATGTTTTTATTTGTAGTTCTACATACAAGATTGCAATCCCGTTATGCGTTAACTTCTATTAGGGTCAAAGTACTCTTCAAAAGAAACTATTACTTCCATAGTATTAGCAGTTTCTCCATAGACTACAATCTTATCTCCTGAGTGTAAGTTAAAGTAACCACCATTAACTAAGTTAGTTACAGAGTTTCCTGCCATACTAAGGGCATTAGCTATGTAGTGATATGCCGTATCACCTGCATGATAAAATTGCACATATACTTTTTTAGTAGAGCTATTATTATTACTTATGTGCAAGTACCTTGTAATGGCACTAAAGTTAGCAGGGCATGTATATACAACTGTTGCATCTGCAGAGGCAGACGTAGAGGCAATAGTATATCCTTTTGTATGAAACTTAGACTTACTTAGATCGGGCATCTTAGTTCCTTAAAATTTAATCTTTGCACCCATTGTAACATCACCAAACGTAAAGTCTTTGTCTGAGGATACTTCTGTGTACAAATTTACATTTACTGCAGGTACTGCATAGCCAAACGTAAGATCGACACCAGTAAAAATGCCACCTTCATCTAGTGTAAGTACATCTATCTTTGTTTCTGCCAATAGGCTTACACCCATTACGGTTGCACCTGCATAGGGAGTTACATCCCATGCCCATGTTTCTACACCTGTCGTGTAGCTAGTGTCTGATTGTGCGCCAAGAGATAGTGTCTGACCCATTACAGGAAAGTCTGCAGCCGTAGATGCGGTAGTTACAAGACCTGCAAGTCCAAGTGCAATAGCTAATGTTTTCATTGTATGTTGTTTCCTTATGTTGTTTTCTTTGCAGCAAGTTGCTGTCTACGCATTTGAGCTTTAGTTTTCTTATAGGCAGTACGGAATTGTGATTCTGTCATATTTTTAAGATCACTTTTAATTGATGTACGTGCCATTACTTCTTACCACTTTTCATAAACATACCGCCCATGCGGTAGTCTGTGTTTCCTGTACGTGGTTTAGCTTTAGCCATTCCACCATATGCATAGTTAGATGCAGCTTTCTTTTTCTTAGCCATACCACCCTTCATCATTTTGCCTACACCATCTGCAGCATAAGCAGGTATCTTCTTACCGTCTTTCATTACCATTGGCATACCACCATCCTTTAAGTTAGCAGGTCGTTTTCTAGGTCGTTTAGATTCTATAGGTGCAGAAGACTCACTTCTAGTCTTAGGGTTAACAGATTTCTTTGGTGCAGTGTCTGAACCTACTGCTTCCTTTACTGCTGCCTCTACTGCCTTTTTGTCTACCCTATCTTTCTTTTTCTTAGGGCCAAATAAGTTTAAAGGATCTACACCTTTACCTTGTTCTTTAGCTTCAGGAAGAAAACGCATTGCCATATCTACAGCGGCAGTAAGTGCTGCGCCTTTAATTCCCCCAAGACGAATCAAATTTTTTACATTAACCTTTGACATATCTGCTAGTTTTAACATTCTTTGATTGGGCGTAAGGTCTTTTAAACCAGCTGCGCCATTAAGTATACGCATAATTTTACTTTTACTAGGTACTGGTGTATTATTAACGTCTGCCATTGGT